CAATGTAGAACTCAATTGTTTGGTTGTTTGCAGAGTTGATGACTTTGTCAATTTCTATTTGTTGCAATCTGCCGTTTCGTATCTTCCAATTCTCTATGTCACCAATCAATGAAATATATCGTTTGGCAAGTTGGTCATTGCTCATCTCAAGAGACAGGAACAAAGCTTTGTAATTGTACTTTGCAAAATCCTTTGTGAGTGTGAGAGCGATTGCAGTTTTACCCATACCCGGTCTCCCAGCAATGACAATCAAATCCCCTTCATTGTATCCACCGATGTACTTGTCAAGATAACGCCACCCAGTTTGTTTGCCTGTTAACGCACCACCATTCAAACTATTGTCCACGATGTGATCCACAACCTTGTTTGTCACCTTGACAATGGACTCCGGTTCTTTGTGTGTTGAGAATGTGGTCTCTTCCAAAATGCTTTGGATGTCCTTGACCATATCAGGCAACTCGTTTGATAAGTCCAAATGGGTTAACCTATCAACTAAATTCCGTTTGATGTAGTTGTATTCCAAAGTCAGTAAGTGTGTACGCAAATCAATGTCACTTGCATTTTGTTGTAGCGTGATGACATCAATCAATTCCTTGCGTTCAAAATGCGGAATCAATGTGAGATAGTCAATGGCTTCGTTGTTCAAATACATCTGCGTAATTACACCAACAATTTTCTTGCACAAAGTATCTTCAAACCAATTCATATTGATTCGGGGCAAGTAATGACGCTTATCGTTGTGGTAAAGGATGTTGCTAATTATTAATCGTTCGTTGCTCATAGTGTTGCAAGTTTAGGTTTGTTTGTTGTGACTTTCAAATTATTTGTTTTCCAAGTCCTGACTGACGCTTTCCAATCTTTCATCTTGTTCTTGCCGACCATCCATCCGTTTGCTTCGTAATGGTTTAACCAGTTCTCTGCGATGTCGTTCATCCCTTGTTCGGTCATATACTCTTTGAGTTGTTCAATGGTGGGTTTTTGGAATCGTGCTACCTTCTTTTTTTCAATTAAATTTTCATTTTCATTTTCATTTTCCATATGTTCAACATATGATAAAGATGTGTTATTCATATCTTCTTTCTTCTTACGATTGTTTCTCCTTGATTCGGAGTACGCTTTACGCTTATCAACCTCCTCTTCCAACCTGATGTTGTAGAACTTGCCTTGTTCATCTTTTTGGAATTTGGTGAATACATCTTCGTCATATGAACCACATATGTGCAACATATCTTTTTCGGATAAGTGACCTTTTTGATGTTGGATACAAAGCAAGGTGATGAACTTGCCTTTCTGCTCCATTGACATCAACAATGTCCCGGTCAAAAAGTCCGAAGAATAAAACAGGAACGCTGGATCTTTGCTCATAGGTAGAAAAATCGTTGGCGTTTTGATTTATTATATATGCGACTTGCGTGTTTAAAATAATTTTCTCCAATTTCTAAACAAGCAATAGTCAATGAATTATATTTTTTACCACTGACAATATCGGTAACTGGCTTTGAAATAGCCAATCGTTTACCTTCAAACAAACCTGTATCCCAAGCATGTTTATGATTTTCTTTATGAGTTACCCATTCAAGGTTGTCAATGTGATTGTTTGTCTTATTGCCGTCTTTGTGATTGACTTGTGGCTTGTTATCAGGGTTTGGAATAAATGCCAAAGCAACTAATTTGTGAATTTTAACTTGATAAATATTTGATTTTATACTTAAAGAAATAACCGGATATTTCAATCCAGGTCCTTGCATTCTTTCTTTCAAAATCCGTTCCTTGCCAAACTTAAAACTCTTGACTCTTCCCCAACTGGAGACATAATACTCCCCATTGCACTCGGCAACAGGTTTCCATTGTTCTTGTGTGTTCATTTTTTCCGCATAAAAAAAGCTCCCAAACAAATACCCAAGTGCGAGTTGAGTATTTGCCGAGAGCAAAAGGTCTTTGTTAGTTGTCTCGCACACAACTGAATACATCACAAATATAGCGATTTAGTTTGATTGTTTCAACTTAAAATCTTTCTTGATCCGTGAATAAAGATACCGGGCTTTCCACTCACTGCACCCCATACGCTCTGCGATTAATCTCCAGCAATGGTGATAGTCCTCACGAAGGATGGCGATTGCCCACATCAGGTTGTAGGTGCTTTGTTTAGTCATTGTTACCTCCGAATATTTTCTGCTTCATAAAGATTTCCCACCTCATTCTAACACTACCTTCACTATCAAGCTGATCAGTTTCAAAAAGTTCTCTAGGTGTAGATATAATATCCCAACCCTCAGAACCTAATTCGTTTAGTTTTTTGCTTAATTCTGGTCTACTTAAAGTCATAAACCCGTATTGATATTTAAACTTATCTTGTTGTTTATTGTTGCTCATTTGCTACCTCCTTGTACTAAGTCACGCATCCATTTTGCACCATAAATTCTACCAAATTCTTCTGCACCTGTTGGTTCACACAAAGATTGCATTTCAGCCCATTTTTCTATCTCCTCATCACTTAGTAGTTCAATAGGGGTTAAAAGTGATACAAATGAATCGGCTTGATCTTCGTCTGCTAAATGTATTTTTAACAAACTTAAAATTTCTTCTTCTGTGTATAGTTTCATGATTTGTTTATTGTTGCTCATTTGTTACCTCCTTTGATTTCAGTTAGTTTTTCTTCTATGCATTGTTTTTGATACTCAAGATGCAGTATTTCTGAGTGTTTTTTGATTACTAAATACGCATTGTCTAATAATTCTTTTTCTTGTTCTGTTCGCCATCCTGTTTTCACAATGCACAGCGCATCAATTATCGATAGTTCTTTATTGTTGCTCATTGTTGCCTCCTGTGTTACGAACAACACCCAGATAAATAAAAGCATACATAATACCCAATACTGATAAGATAAGTACCGAATAAAATACTGCGTCAATTCTAGCGATTGCCCAACCAAGTAATAGTATTAATAATAAAATTGCTGATGTTGTTCTATGTATTTTCATACTTTGTTTATTGTTACTCATTTGTTATCTCCTATGTGAATTAAATTTTTACAATTTCCTTTGTGGGCAAATAATGCACTTCGGTCATAATCTCCCATAAAATACTCACATCCTTCAATCTCCACTACTTTTAATTGTGTAGCACTTACCCCAATTTTGACGCTGTGTTCAGTTAATTGTGTAGTTGTTGTTGGTTCCTTGCAACTACTTACCATTCCAATAAGTAATGTTGCTAATAATAGTTTGTCCACTGCTGTTTGTTGTTTATTGTTTGTCATTGTTCGTTTATGAATTTTGCGTAATCGTGTGCGTCCTGTTCACTCTCAAAGGTGGCGAGTAACTCACCGGCAAAGTACACACGCCACTTGGTGATGAAGTTGATTGTTGCTTTAATGACGACCGCTTTCATTCTTGATTGCGTTGTACTGATTCTCCCAAATTTGTGCTTTGTCTTCCAACTCGGCTTTGGTTTTCTCGTGTTCCATCTTCGCCAAGTTCAATTGGTTGGTGGCAGTTTGCAAGTCAATGCGATTCTGCCAAAGTTCCCCTTCCAGTTCGGTGTTGATGCGATGTAGACGGTAGATTTCTTCCAAGTAACTTTGTGACTTCTTTTCATCAGCATACACCTTGTACACCAATAGGACGAATGTCAATCCAAATAGTATTGTTGTTATCATTTTGCTTTTCCTTTGTAGAATTTGTGATTGTAAATTGCCTGACTGAATTGGTCAAAGTCAGGATTGTACTCGTCCCTCTCAAACTCGTATGGTTTGGCTTCGGGAAGTTCTTGCTTCATTGACTTGCGGAATGCGTGGATTCCGTAGCCCACCGCAAATGCGATGGGAGTCAAGATGATTGGGTAGATGATGTCTAATGCCATAGTTCAAACAAACAACATATTTTTCACTTATGCAAATTTATTTTCTAAATCTTTTTGTGAATGGACGATTTATTTTGTGATTGACAAAAATAGTTCTCCAGCGTAGGTCAACTTTTCGTCAATTATCTCTTGCGAGTCCTCGTCCAAAGTGATGAGCGTTCCTGTGACCTTCTTTCCATCGGGCATTCGTGGATCGTATGAAACGAAAATCCCTTCGGTCAACCCGGTTGCAATCATTCCCATCTGCATCTGCCAATAATACTCCGTCCGTTTGCTCTTTAGTTGCTCGTTGTTTTTGATGAAGAAGTTTTGAAGGTGGTTGCCTGAATTAAAAGGACATTTGATTTCAATGAGCTTCTCACCAAGTGCATCGGGAGAGTAACCACCCCAAAGTCCATAGGTGATGAAGGTGTAGGTCTCCGCTCCATAGTAGGTATAGAAGTCATCGGTTTGTTGCTGGAAGTAGTGGAAAGCTTCTTTCTCGTGTTCCTTGCCCCAATCCAAAGCACGACCATAAATCTCCGTGCGATTGCCTGTGAGATACTCCGCTGCTTTCTCAAACACAAATGACTTTGCCGTCTCCGAAAGGAACTCCGATTTTGTTTTCGGAGTCCCCATCAGTTTGTGAATTTCGGAAGCGGTGAAGCGTGACCTTCTCAAATCTTGCCAATCCTCCTCCGTCAAAGAAGAGTGAATAGTTGGAAGTTGATGTTTCATTTCTCGCCAATTAATAGTTTTTGGTTGACTGGAGAGACATCGTACTTGTTTGTGATGTCGGTCATCAGTCCACCGGTCTTGAGATGCTCCATTGCTTTTGCCCAATTAGGATGCTTGGGAGTGAGTTCTTCTTTCTTTGGTGCAGATGTTCTACCCATTGCCTTCTCACCGTCATCGTCATCGTCAATGTTCAGGTTCAAGATAGAACCGAGTGCATACCTCCGAGCGTAAGTAATTGCCGAACCCATCGCTTGTGGATCGTTCTGCTTTGCCACAGGCATCGTGTAGGATGACTCCATCCACTCACCTGATTCGGAGTGTAGGATGATGGTTGTGAGTGCGTCACCATCGGGAAACTGACTGACCGCCAATCCACAATCGCTCAATGGCTTTTGGATGGTTGACAAGATGTTTGCCAATGACGCATACTTTGACTTGAAGAAAGGATTGTTGGACTCCTTTGCTACCTTGCTCACCGATGCTTGGAATTTTACCAACGCACCAGCGATGTTCTTGATTGATTCTGATTTATTCATAGGAAATTTGTTTTTTGTCCGAGCATAAATAACACTGTGAACTTGTCGGGTTCAAGATAGAAGAACCGCTCCGATTCAATGCCGACCAAAGTGGTCTCAACGCATCCACCGAAATAGACATCACGCTTCAGCATATACGGCTCAAGTTCATCAAAGTGGTGGTTCAGTAAATAGTCATCCACTTGCTTGTCGGTATAGACATACCTATCCCCACCGATTGTGAGAATCCATCCGTTGATTGTTGCCTCAAGCATTGTTCACCTCCTTCAATGCAATCTCAATGACTGACTTGGCTTTGGGAGAAACGATGTTCCCCTCAATTAAATACTTGCGAACCGTTGGGAGAGATACCCCAGCTTTACGAGCAACGGACTGCAATAGTCCTTGTCTGCGTTTCATTTTAATCTCTTCAATTGCTTTCGTGTAATCCATAACGAGAGCAAAAGTAAAGTAAACTTTCTAAATATGCAAGTATTTTTTTCTTTTTGTGAATTAACTTTTCACTTCCACCGCAAATATCAAGTCACCAAGACGAGCATTCAACTCGTTTACTAACTCCATTTGTAGTGATTCGGTGAACGCATCCGACAAGAAGTGGGTTGCCTTCGTACCTCTGCGGTGAATCTTCCGAGCGATGGCTTTGGCAAGTGACTCATAAGACATATCAGGGTTGGTTGGCTTGATTCCTTTGTAAGCGATCCATTCTTGAATTGATTGCCATAGATACGGAGTGCCTTCGGTGTGACCATTCCTTGTTGGCTTCCTTCCGTATTCCACAAACTCCCAATAATCTTCAGCCATCAAAATTGTGTTGATGGATGTCGGTGTTTTGATAATCTCTCCCGGTACAAAGGATTGTTTCAAAGCGGATGATGCATTGATTTTCTTCTCATCCATTGACCGAGCGATTTCGGGATATACCTTTTGATTCCACCAATTCTCAATGATTTGATGCAACAGGTCATCATTCCCACCTTGACCAAGAAATGTGTCAAGTGAATCGCCTAATTTACTGATGTCTATTTCAGCCATCCTACAAGCGTCAAAATGGTTAGACCTATACTTATACTCTTGAACACCGACAAAGTGCGTGAGATGGCTTTATTTTCGCTCACAAGGGCATCATTCTTCTCACGGAGATATGCGTTGTTGATTCTCACCTTGACGATGATGGAATCTTGCTCTGCAATAATGATGGAATCCGATGTCACAATCTTACGAAGAACCGTGACTTGTTCTCTTGCGATTGCTCCCTTGACCAAATAGTGGTTCGCTTGTTTGATGGTGTTGGTATCAACAAGGACTTGTCCATAACTGGTCAACGGAAGGAGCAGAATCAACAAGAATCTCATCTTACAAAGTAGCGTTTTTCTTCGTTTGTTTTTCCTTCTCTGCGATAAGCTTGTCAAGATACCACTTCGCCTTGTACAAATCCTCAAGTCCGTTCTTATCTTCACATCTCCAAAGGTATTTAATCACATTTGCGGTGCAGACGGCAATGAGTCCCTTCTTCCTGATGGTTGCTGACTCAATCGCATCAATACACTCTATGTCTCCCTGTTTGTAGTGGGTTGGGTTAATTGCATCCATTGTCTCACAAAGGTATAGTAACTCTCTTCAATCACGATGATGTGTCCTCCTGTCATAAATAGTTGCGTATTCTCAAAGAACGCACAAGCAGCGACAATGTGTTGCTCATTTACAAATCCATCTTCCAAGATTTGCACAATCTCCGGTTCAATCCCAACGGATTCAAGCCACGAGTCGTTCTTTTGTTCCAGTATGATTTGCACTTTCATCATAATGTCTTGTGCGTGTATGCGTGAATCTTGCGTGTTGTTGACTTGTCACGGAAGGGTTTGAGAATTAACCAGCGACCGCCAATTGGTTTTGGACTTGCACCTCTTTCAATGTGCCATCCTTTTGATCCGTCTCCGTATTCTTCCTTGTATGCACTTGTTCTTATCATCAAGATGTCCCTCAACATCACCGTGTCGTGTTGAGTCAACTGCTCCACCGTGTAGGTCATCTCGTAATCTTCGTGAACGTGTCCCATCCAAATTGCATCTGCACCTTCTACATTTACGCTCATTCGGTTGTGCTGGATAGTTCCACGAGTTACCGCACC